CGGCGGCACAGGGTTTATGTTAATTAAACGCCGTGTTTTTGAGGAGCTTGCTCCGCATGTGCCCACCTATCGGGTATCGTCGTTCTTTGACCCGGAGAAGGGGGAGTATGCCAAGCCCCTGACCCATGAGTTTTTCGCAACGAGTATCGACGACAGCGGAGCGTTGCTGTCCGAGGATTATCACTTTTGCGAACTTTGGCGGAAGCACGGCGGCAAAATCCACGCCCACCCGTTCATCCGTCTGACCCACACCGGCACGTACACCTATGATGGTGACATTCTAAAGTCCGGTGGCAACCTGAAATAAGGGGCAGACTAATGGCGTTAAACATAGAACTTCTTGTACCTGTGCTGCTAGCACACCCAGTGGAATGCGAAGTTCCGGAGTGCCCTCATCAGCATGAACGTCTTTTGAACTTTAGTGCGTTTAGTACCGAAGACAAGATGTTACACCTATGCCGTAAGCACTACGAAGACTTTTCTAAATCGGCACATTGCCTACCATAAAGGAGCAAACTAATGACTATTATAGCAGGAAAGAATACCAAAGCCGAAGCAGTTTTAGAGATGCTGCGTACAGGCATGACCAACAGAGAAATCCGAAACCGAATGCCTGTAAGTCCGAGCTACGTCTCGCTGCTGAAGAAACAGATGGTCAAAAAGAAGACGAAGGCGGAACCGACGCCAGAGCCAGAGCCAGCACCAGTTGTGGATAAGCCAGAGCAGCTTGAGAAAATCCTCGACAAGCGGGCCGAGCAATACGGTACCTTCATGCGTAACGCCGACATCGCCATCAAGCTCAAGCAGGTGATCCACAATGCGATGGTGCGTGAGGATACGCAGCTATACCCAGACCAGCTTCAAGCTCTTGATATGATTGTCACGAAGATCGGTCGTATTTTGACGGGTAACCCGTCGCACCTAGATAGCTGGATCGACATCGCTGGCTATGCAAAGCTGGTCTCAGACCGGCTCCAAGGCAACGCAAGGTAAGGAGAGAGACTATGGCTTGGTACAACCCGTGGGGTGAAATCGACGAACTGAAGGCGAAGCTGGCTGCGGCTGAGCAGACCTACATCAGGCTAACGAAGCATATCGAAGAGCTTGAGTTTACCAAGAAAGAAAACGAGCGAGAGCTTGACCTGATTGAGTTTGATTTGGGAGAACTCAAGGAGGCATTTGCAAAGCTTCACGAACGAACCATTGGCTTAGAGAAGGCGTTGGCCGAAGCCAGTAAGAATGATACACGTGATGGCAAGGGTCGTTTTACGAAAGCCAAAAAATAATGCCATCGTGGTCGTACAGCAGCATCAAGACTTTTTCACAGTGCCCGAAGAAGTACTACCACCTCAAGGTGGCTAAGGACGTCAAGGACACCCAAGGGCCAGAGGCTCTTTACGGTGAGGAAGCCCATGCTGCTGCCGAGCACTACATCAAACATGGAACGCCGATCCCCGGGAAATACAAGGTCATGCGACCCGCTGTGGAAGCACTGGCCCAATTTCCTGGGGAGAAGCACACAGAGTTGCGGCTTGGGGTTACCCGTGACTTAGAGCCCTGTAGCTTCTTCGCTAAGACTGTGTGGTGGCGTGGGATCGTGGACTTGTTGATCGTGGACGGCGACACTGCCCACATGATCGACTACAAGACCGGCAAGAACGCCAAGTATGCGGACATGAAGCAGCTTGATCTGATGGCGGGCGCGGTGTTCGTGCACATGCCCGAGGTGCAGAAGATCAAGTCGGGGCTTGCCTTCGTGGTAAGCAACGAGTTCCCAAAGAAGACCCACCACCGCGAACACCTAGCTACCTACATGTCTGTGTTCAACGACGAGCTAGATCGCTTGGAGGAGGCTTTGGAAAATGGTATATGGAACGCCAAGTCCAGCCCGCTGTGTGGGTGGTGCCCCGTCGAAGCTTGTGAGCACTGGCGGCCACGGAGGAAGTGATGCCTTACAAGAATCCTGAAGACCGTAAGTACGCGAACGCCGCCAAGTATCAGGCGCAACCTGAACAGGTTAAGAACCGCGTGGCCCGCAACACTGCACGGCGCGCGGCCCTCAAGGCAGGCAAGGTGAAGAAGGGTGACAGCAAGGACGTTGCCCACGTCAAAGCCTTCGACAAGGGCGGCTCCAACGGGGACGGTGTGCGCATCGAGAGCGCCGCCAAGAACCGCTCTTTCAAGCGAGACAGCAAGCGCAACCTAGTTTCGGAAGTGAGTACGCGGGAACGCAAAAAGAAATAACCCGCACTGAGGAGCAAACATGCGGATCATTGATAACAAGGTTCTCCTCGTGGAGACACGGGAACCTGCGGCAATTATCGGGTCGATAAAGAAGAGCGCCTTGATGGAGCGCCGCAAGGACCTGAGCAAAGTCGCCGTACACTGGGGTCTCAAGGAAGCGCAGGAACTGACTGCGTTGGGTATGGACGACGTCCCGTCACCCATCCTGCGTGACTACACTTGGACCGGACGGCTTACGCCCTTCGCGCACCAGAAGACCACGTCATCGTTTCTCAGTCTGCACCGCAAAGCGTTCTGCTTCAGCGAGGCGGGCACAGGCAAGACGGCTAGCGTCATCTGGGCTGCTGACTATCTCATGAAGAAAGGGCTCGTGAAGCGGGTGCTGGTGCTGTGCCCGCTCTCGATCATGAAGGCCGCATGGCAGGGGGACCTGTTTAAGTTTGCTATGCACCGTAGCTGCTCTGTGGCTCACGGGGACGCAAAGCAGCGCAAGAAGATCATTGAGGCTGGCTCTGACTTCGTCATCATCAACTTCGACGGCGTGGCCGTCATGGAGGAAGTGATTGCAGCGGGTGGCTTTGACCTGATCGTCGTTGACGAGGCAACCGCATACAAGAACGCGCAGACTACGCGGTGGAAAATACTCAACCGGCTCATCAAGACAACTGACCCGCGCCTTTGGATGCTCACTGGTACGCCAGCGGCGCAGTCTCCGCTCGATGCCTATGGTCTCGCCAAGCTTGTGAACCCTAGGGGCTGCCCCTCGCACTTTGGGTCTTTCCGCGACTCGGTCATGTACAAGATCACGCAGTTCAAGTGGGGGGTCAAACCACAGGCCAAGTCCATCGTGCATAGCATACTGCAACCCGCCATACGGTTCGAGAAGAACCAGTGTCTAGACCTACCGGAGGTGACGCACACCGAGCGCGATGCACCGCTTACCGCGCAGCAGAAGAAGTACTACAAGCTCCTCAAGACCCAGATGATTATGGAGGCTGACGGGGAAGAGGTCAGCGCCATCAACGCAGCTGCCCGTCTCAACAAGCTGCTCCAGATCAGCGGGGGTGCCGTTTATTCGGATACTGGCGAGGTCGTGCATTTTGATGTCAGCAACCGGATCAACGTCGTGCTGGAGGCCATCGGGGAGACAACCCGCAAGGTGCTGGTGTTTGTGCCGTTCACCCATACGATTGAGCTATTGCGGGAGACCTTGGAGAAAGAGAAGATCAGCTGCGATGTCATCAACGGCAAGGTGCCCCTCAACAAACGCAGCGATATCGTCGCGCGGTTTCAGTCCAGCGAGCATCCACGTGTGCTCCTCATCCAACCGAAGGCGGCCTCGCACGGGCTCACGCTGACCGAAGCTGACACCATAATCTGGTACGCCCCAACAACCTCTGTCGAGACCTACCTACAAGCCAACGCGCGCATCGACCGCCCTGGTCAAAAGCATGCTATGACCATCGTTCACATCAGCGGTAGCGACGTAGAAACTAAGCTTTATCATATGCTTAAGGGTAACATCGCCAACCACCGACAGATTATTGATCTGTACCGCCAAGAAATCTTACAAAGTGCTTGACATTGTGCAGTGTAAGAATATCTTAGGGAGACAATCAAGAAGGAGCAAACCATGCAAGATGTCAAAGCCGACGAGCTTGTGCTCACATACCGGCGGATACGGGATGCAATCAACGAGAAGGAAGAAGCACACAAGGAGGAGATAGCTGCGCTCAAGGCTCAGCAGGATGTCGTCTCCGAAGCACTGCTGGCACTGTGCAATGACCAGAACCTCGACAGCATTCGCACCGCTGCCGGCACAGTTACCCGCTCGACAATCACTCGGTTCTGGACGAGCGACTGGGAATCCATGTACCAATTCATCAGGGACCGAGATGCGCCCTTCCTGCTGGAGCAGCGCATCCATAACGGCAACATGCGCCAGTTCCTTGAGGATAACCCAGAAGACCTGCCCATCGGCCTGAACGCCGATACCAAATATGTAGTCCGCGTACGTAAGCCAACTGGAAAATAAGGAGAAACTCAATGAGCAACCTGACCATCTTCAAGCAAGAAGGCGCTGTTTCGACGGTAGCCAAGCGCGAACTGAGCGACCTCGCCAAGTCGCTGGCAACCCCAAGGAACACCCGCCGCATCGCCACCAACACCAACGGTACCTTCAAGCGTGTCGTCAACGGTGAGCAGATTGGTAAGGCCATCCGTGGTGAGTTCAACGCCATCATCGTTGACGCATTGCCCAAGGTCAGCCGCACGTTCTACGCGGGCAAGTATGACCCCGATGCCAAGCCGACCCTGCCGGATTGCTGGTCGAACTTGGGTGATAAGCCAGAGGCAGCTGCGGGCAGTCCGCAAGCTAGCAACTGCGCCTCGTGCCCCAAGAACGTCATGGGTTCAGGTGAGAACGGCAAGGGCCGTGCATGCCGCTTCCAGCGCCGCATCGCTCTCCTGATTGCGGGTGATGACTCCGGTGACGTCTACCAGTTCAACGTGCCCGCCAAGTCGCTCTTCGGTAAGGGCAGCGGCAACGTGCATCCGTTTGAGAGCTATGTGAAGTTCCTCATCGCCAACGGCGAAGGTCCTGACACGGTGGTGACCAATATCGCCTACAACCTCGACGCGGAGACCATGGAGCTTCAGTTCACGCCGATGCGCGGTGTCAACGACGAAGAGTACGCACTGGTTCAAGCAGCGCGCAGTGATCCGGCTACGCGCGAGATGATCGTGCTGACCGTAGCTGCGCAGGAAGCGGCACCTGCAAAGGCGCAAGAAGCTGCGGCACCGAAGCCCAAGGTCGTCTACTCCGACGAGCCGGATGACGAAGAGGAAGAGGTCATCGCGGAACCCAAGAAGCGCGCAGCCAAGAAGGGAGCCGACGTCGTGGTCCCGCAGGGTGACCTTGCCTCGGTTCTCAACGCTTGGGGCGACGGGGATGAGGACGAGTAAGCATGGTGTATGGCTATAGCCAGCGGCTCATAGAGCGGAACGGCCAAGCCAATAGGCATCTTGTAGGGGTGCGGCTGGGACAGGCATGTATAAAGCATCAAGTGCCTGTTTCAGCCGTGGCCCGTGAGTTCAAAGTATCGCGACAGACTGTGTACAGCTGGTTCACCGGAGCGTCTAACCCCTCCGCAGCGGTCCGCGCGTTAATGGACGCCTATATCGCCAAGCTACCGTAGGGTGCCCGCCTTACACTGCTCTTTTTCTGTAGGCGCTTTCTGCGCCCGATGAGTAGCGACCTCACATATGACCGACTTCGATCTTCTCAGAGCAGTACAACCAGATGATGGCTGGTTTGTTGTCGTGAGCCTCAAGGGCTCTGGCAATGAAGTGCAGCGCAGACAAGACTTTTTATCCACGCGGGAAGAGGTTGATGTCCTCGCTGAACGTCGCTCGAAGAGCGGCTGGAACGTGTTCTTCGGCGTTGCCAAGTACGCCACGGATCAGAACCGCACCAAGGAGAACGTCCAAGGGCTGAAGGCTTTCTGGCTCGACATCGACTGCGGTGAAACCAAGGCGCAGCCAAACGCCAAGACCGGGCGTCCAGAAGGCTACATCGATCAAGCTACCGGATTGGCCGCACTTCAACGCTTCTGCCGTACCGTCGGGTTACCTCGTCCCATCATCGTCAACTCAGGGCGCGGCGTACACGCATACTGGGCGCTGACGGGAACTATCACAAGGGAGCAGTGGGAGCCCGTGGCCGAGCGGCTGCGCAAGCTGTGCACCACACATGAGCTTTACGTAGACAACGCCGTCTTCGAGGTGGCGCGCATCCTGCGCATACCCGGCACGTTGAACTACAAGGACGACCCACCGCGTGAAGTTACGGTGCTGGCGACCGGTCAGCCTGTGGACTTCGAAAAGTTCTACAGCATCCTTGGGGTGAAGGCCGCAGAGATACTGCCGCTTGAGACACCCAAGCGTGAGCTCTCTGAGCTTGCCAAGTCGCTGCAAGAGAACATCACATCCAGCTTCGCCAAAATCTTACAGCGGAGCACCGAGGGGAACGGCTGCCAGCAGATACTGGACTGCTATGAGAACCGCGTCTCACTGGCTGAGAACCGCTGGTTCAGCGCCCTATCGGTTGCGAAGTTCTGCGCAGACCAAGACACCGCCATCCACATTATGTCGGAAGGCCACCCAGACTACGACCCGCACAAGACGCTACAGAAGATAAAACACATTGTCGGGCCGCACACCTGCGAGACGTTTGAGCGTGGCAACCCTGGGGGCTGTGACGGATGCCCATTTGCGGGGAAGATCAAGTCCCCCATCACGCTGGGTAACGAGGTGATTGCAGCCACCGAAGAAGACAATGTGGTTGTCGAAGAGCCGGAAGAGGAAGGGTTTGCGCCTAAGACCCACGTCATTCCTGAATACCCGTTCCCGTTCTTTCGTGGCAAAGCTGGGGGTATCTACCGCAAGGCTCCCCTAGGGCGGGATGGCAAACCCACTGAGGAAGGCGACATCCTCGTATTGCCTTATGACTTCTATATCTTGAAGCGCATGCGCGACCCCATCGAGAAGGACGTGGCGGTCTTCAAGTTTCACACTCCGCAGGACGGCGTCCGCGAGTTTACGGCTCCCCTCGCCAAGATTTCAGAGTTGGGAGATTTGCGCAAGCTCCTCGCAGGGGAGAGCATTCTGTGCGGTAAGAAGCGGTTTGAGTATCTAGCAGAGTACATACGGGCGTCACTGACGGCGCTCACAGACAAAAGAAAGGCAGAACTAATGAGACTTCAGTTTGGCTGGGCGGATAACGACAGCAAGTTTATCGTTGGTGATTCAGAAATCACCGCAGAGGGCACCTTCTATAGCCCGCCCTCGTCTATCACGGGGCTAATTGCTGAGCGCATGGGGCCTGTGGGTTCGCTGGATAAATGGAAAGAGGTCTTTAACCTCTACGGGCGTCCCGGCCTTGAGCCGCATGCGTTTGCCGCGCTGACGGGCTTCGGTGCGCCGGTCTTCAAGTTCCTTGGCCAGCGGGGAGCTATGCTCAACGTCATCCACCCACACTCGGGCACGGGTAAGACCACCATCCTGCATATGTGCAACAGCATCTGGGGTTCGCCTGACGGTTTGTGCTGCGTGCAGGAAGACACGCTGAACGCTAAAATCATGCGGCTCGGCATATATAACAACCTACCATACACCGTCGATGAAATGACCAACATGACGTCGGCAGAATTCTCGGTGCTGGCCTACAACATCACGCAGGGACGCGGTAAGGACCGCGTGAAGGCATCCTCGAACGAGTTGCGGCACAACGCCACGACGTGGCAGACGATGGCACTGTGCTCATCGAACGCATCCTTTTACGAGAAGATGGGTGTGGCCAAGAACAGCCCCGACGGGGAGCTTATGCGCCTCGTGGAGTACAAGATCGACTATACGGACACCCTTGACCCGCTGATGGCCAAGAACATGTTCGACCACCAGCTGATGGAAAACAACGGCCACGCTGGGCGCATCTACGCGGCATGGTTGGTTGCTAACTACGAACTGGCCAAAAAGACTGCGCTGAACACGCAGGCTAAGCTGGATCGTGAATTGAAGCTCACGCAGCGCGAACGCTTCTGGTCGGCGGTGCTGGCTGCTAACCTCACTGGGGGTGCGATTGCCAAGCACATTGGCTTGATCGACTGGGATATGCCGAGCATCTATGACTGGGCTTGCAAGCTACTTTTGAGCCTGCGTGATGACGTGCAGCCGCCGCGCAACAACGCCATCGAGGTGGTGGGTGACTACATCCG